GTAAGATACCAATTAAGACTAAATGACTTGTATGATTTTTCATCTACAAGTGTTATTAATTATGATATTGTATTAAGACACTTGGACTTTTTAGATCATATATTAGTTGGTGAAAAACCATTAAGATTTAATCAACACGAAAACAGATTATACATTGATATGGATTGGACTAACGATTTACAAACAGATGAATGGTTAGTCATAGAGGCATATCGTAAACTTGATCCTGCAACTTACACGGATGTATGGAATGATATGTACTTAAAAAGATATACTACTCAATTATTTAAAAAACAATGGGGTGCAAACTTATCTAAATTTAATGGCGTTGCAATGGTTGGTGGTGTTACATTAAATGGTCAACAAATATATTCAGAAGCAATACAAGAAATAGAAAAACTAGAAGGCGAAATTAGAACGTCATACGAATTGAATCCAACGTTTATGATAGGATAATGCTATGCCAGTTAATCATTACTTTCAAGGTGGCAATGGCATCGGTAACCAAAACGAAAAAAGACTTTACGAAGATTTAATTGTTGAAGGTCTTAAAATCTACGGCCACGATGTCTATTATCTACCACGTACATTAGTCAATAGAGATTTAATCTTAGGAGAAGATACAACTTCTCGTTTTGATGATTCTTGGTTGATTGAAATGTATATTGAATCTACTGAAGGATTTGCTGGTTCACAAGAATTAATATCTAAATTTGGATTAGAGATTAGAGAAGACACTACATTTATGGTGTCTAAAAGAAGTTGGGATTATCACGTAGGTCAAAAAGATAGTTTGATTGCTGAAGGACGACCAAACGAGGGTGATATTATTTACTATCCTTTAATGAATAGTTTTTTTGAAATTCAATTTGTTGAAGATCAGGAACCTTTCTTTGCATTAGGACAATTACCAGTTTACAAATTAAGAGTAACACGTTGGGAATACAGTTCGGAAGAATTAAATACAGGTTTAAATACAATTGATGCTGCTGAAGACACATATACTTTAAATACACTTGCATACAAATTTACTTTAGAAAGTGGTCAAGTTGCATTAGACGGTGAAGGTTCAATACAATTAGAACAAGGTTATGCAACAGGCGAACCTGCGTTCTTATTAAATGAAGACTATACTGAATCTGCAATACAAACACAATCACCCTATGCTTCAAATACAGATTTAGATACTGAAGCAGGATTTGATACTGCCTCAGCACTAGACGACATATTAGATTTTACTGAACGTAATCCGTTCGGAGAGGTAGACTTATAATGTTAGGAACAAGATTTTATAATCAAAGTTTTAGAAAACTTATTATTGCATTTGGGCAAATCTTTAATAACATAGTAATTCAAAGAACAAATAGTACAGGTGGTGTAACTGCTAGAATAAAAGTACCTCTTGCATATGCACCAAAAGAAAAGTTTTTAGTCAGATTAGATCAACAAGCAAATTTAGAAAGTAGAGAATTTGCAACTACATTACCTCGTATGGGTTTTGAGATTACAGGTTTAGCTTATGACGCAAGTAGAAAACTAACAAGAGTTCAAAAATATTCTAAAGTTAAAACAGGTGAAGACGGTAAAAAAATGAATTATAATTATTCACCTGTACCATATAATATTGCTATGAATTTATATGTATTCACTGCTACTGCTGAAGATGGATTACAAATTATAGAACAAATACTTCCGTTTTTTCAACCTGATTATACAGTAACAGTTAATGTCGTGCCAGAATTAAATATTAAAAGAGATATACCAATTGTATTAGGTAATATAGGTTATGAAGATACTTATGATGGTTCATTTACACAAAGACGTGCTGTGATTTATACATTATCGTTTACAGCAAAAACTTATCTATTTGGTCCAATGAATAATCAAAGTGTTATCAAACAAACACAATCAGACATATATACTGATACTGACACAACTTCAACAAGAGAAGAAAGGATTGTTGTAGTTCCTGATCCAACAAGTGCTGACGCAGATGATGATTTTGGATTTACAACTACGATAAGTTTCTTTGACGATAGTAAAACTTATAATCCTGCTACAGATACAGATGAGTAAATTAGAAGATAGAGTCAATGAAATATTAGGTGTTGAATCAAAAGCACCTGTAGAGAAAAAAGAATTTAAACCTTTAGTACCACGTACTGAAGATAAAGATAAAGCAGACGTAGATAATGATTACAAATACAGTAGAGAAAATTATTATAATCTAATTGAAAAAGGACAAGAGGCAATACAAGGTATATTAGATATTGCACAAGAAGGACAACATCCACGTGCTTACGAAGTTGCAGGACAACTTATAGGTCAAGTTGCAACTACTGTAGATAAATTACAAGACTTACAAAAAAAATTAAAAGACTTAAAAGAAGTTCCTAATAAGACAAGTGCGAATATAAAAAATGCTCTCTTTGTTGGTTCTACAGCAGAATTGCAAAAGATGTTGAAACAAAATAATGAAGATATTAAAAGCAAAACAATCACACCCGAAGAAACAGATATTTCAGATAAGTGATTTGACTTATATTAAGTCAATGACACCTCTAAAAGAATTATTAGAGGGAGAAGAAATGTTATATCCGATACAAGTTGTTAGACACGAAGTTTTTGATAAAGTAAGATACGGTGCAAGTGGTGTACCTTATAAAGAAAAAAATTGGAGTGTATTTAAAGGTAGTCAAAGAATACAAGCCGCTTTAAAATTAGGTTACACACACATAGAAGGAATTATTGAAAATGAGTAATGACGCATATTTAGGAAATCCTAATCTTAAAAAGATTAATACACCTGTTGAGTTTTCACAAGAACAGATTGTAGAATATCAAAAGTGTGCTGAAGATCCATTATACTTTATGGAAAAGTATGTGAAGATTGTATCACTAGACGAAGGTCTTGTGCCTTTTAAAATGTATGGATTTCAAAAAAAGATTGTAAAAACAATACACGAAAATAGATTTACAATTTGTAAATTGCCTAGACAGTCTGGTAAATCAACAACAACAATTTCTTATTTAATGCACTATGCAATGTTTAATCCAAATTCTAATATTGCTATTTTGGCAAACAAATCATCAACTGCTAGAGATATATTAGGTCGTTTACAACTTGCATATGAAAACTTACCTAAATGGATGCAACAAGGTGTTGTTAACTGGAACAAAGGTAATATAGAATTAGAAAACAAATCAACAATTGTTGCTGCTGCCACTTCATCATCTGCTATTCGAGGAGGTTCTTATAATATAATATTCCTTGACGAGTTTGCTTTCGTACCTACAAACATTGCCGAAATGTTTTTTAGTTCAGTTTATCCTACAATATCATCTGGACAAAAAACTAAAATGGTTATCGTATCTACACCTTATGGTATGAATCAGTTTTATAAATTATGGACAGACGCAGAAAAGAAAAAGAATGATTATATTCCTATAGAAGTACATTGGTCTGAAGTTCCAGGACGAGATGAAGCTTGGAAAGAAATGACCATAAGAAATACATCACCCGAGCAGTTTCAACAAGAGTTTGAATGTGAATTTTTAGGTTCAGTAAATACGCTTATATCACCAGCAAAAATTAAAAGTGCCGTATATTCTGATCCTATATTATCACGTGGTAGTGTAGATCAATTTGAAGAACCTATTAAAGATCATACTTATGTTGTTACAGTTGACGTTGCAAGAGGTGTAGATAAAGACTATTCTGCCTTTGTTGTATTTGACGTAACACAAATGCCGTTTAAAGTAGTTGCATTATATAAAAATAATGAAGTTAAACCTTTTGTCTTTCCTAATATAATAAGTGAGATTGCAAAAAGATATAATGAAGCACATATACTTGTAGAAGTCAATGATATAGGACAACAGATTTCAGAAGCATTACAATTTGAAATAGAGTATCCTAACGTTTTAATGTGTACACAAAAAGGTCGTGCAGGTCAAATATTAGGTGCAATGTATAGTGGTCGTGGTTCATCTTTAGGTGTACGTATGACTAAACAGATTAAACGAGTAGGTTGTGCCAACTTAAAGACACTTGTTGAGGGAGATAAGATTATAATTAACTCATTTAAGATTATACAAGAGATGTCAACTTTTGCAAAAAGAGGTCAATCCTGGCAGGCTGAGGACGGTAGCAATGACGATTTGATGATGTGTTTAGTTATATTTGGTTGGGTATCTAACCAAGGTTATTTTAAAGAATTGACTAATCAA